GTTTTGATTGACGTTCGGTATGAGGGTTTTCGTTATTACTATCATCATCGAATCTGAAATTATGTTTAATTGTTTTGTTATATGCACGAAATGTCGGCTTTTTCCCATTTTTTAAACATCCGTATGGTGCATCGTCGAATAGTTTTACAGGTGAAAATGTGGTTGTAGATGTTGTAAGTGATGTTTTTCCTATAATATCGTCGTTGGGGTCGTTGTTGTTGTCGTAACTATCTTCATAATCGGTTTCTTGATTATTGATTATTTCTTGTATTTCTTGTATTTCTCCCGTTATATGCGTCGCTGGCGCATTTAATGTCATTGAATTGGGCATTATATTTGTATCAATAAATGTATTTGTACGTATTGGAGCTACTGTAGGCTGTAATTCAGGAGGAAGTTCGGTATAAATCATATTTCCTGGAGAGCTCTTGCCTATTTCAAAATTTATTTTAGGATGTGTAGGTGTATGTGTAGGTGCAGCAGAAGTATAATGTGACTGGGCTGGTATTTGAAGTTGTATTTTTTGAAAAATCGGAGCGTGAATATTGGGGCTGGGTGCGCGTATATTTATACTTGGTGATACAATTTGCGGCTGTGTAACAAAGTTATTATGTAACATTGTAGGAGTATATATTGGCGAAGGGTTTCGTTGTTGTTGTTGTGGTGATTGTTGTTGAGAATGTTTACTATTTTGTAATGATTTTAGAATATCCGTTGTCAAACTTCCTGAACCGATATTTTGCCGTTTTAATGTTTTAGACTGCGGATTATCATTTGCTCTTTTAATTTTCGGATTTTGATTCTTTGCATTTATATAATTATCTAAAAAATCCATTGATTTTTTGAATTCGCTACTGAATATTTTTGATTCTTTTGATATATTAATATCAGTATTTGTATTTGCAGCTGCAGCTCCTATTGCAGACGTCGCAGAGGTTTGTTCTGCTTTACGCTTAGCATTTATTTTATCTAACAACATTTTTTTAAGTTTATTGGGTTTAATTATTTCGTCGGATAATTTTGCGCGATTTTTTTTTGAAAGGTTATTATTACCGGACGAAGACATACCTTTATTTGAACCAGATAAAAAGGATTGATTTATTATAATACTTTTCTTCGTTGGGTCACTCATAATATAATTTTAAAAATAAAATATTATTATGAATAAAACATATTACAGATACATATTTTGTATCACTTTTATACTATCTTCATTTGCTCTTTGTTTTACTTCATCGTTTCTTATAAATAAATCAAAACCATTCTCTAAATCTTTCATTGTTATTTTAGTTTTCACATTTTCCGGTTTACAAAATACGCGTCTACTATGTGCAATCTTTGTCTTTGAAAAAAGCGTTTCCATATCTCTGCCAAAAAATTTAAAATATTTAAGATTCTTTTCAAACCATTCCACTTTCATTTCCTCCGAAGTAGACCAACCAAAATCGTTTACCTTTTTAATAAATATATCTCTTAAGTCTTCTGATGTATAATCATCGATTTTAAATCTCCACGTAAATCGAGAATCAAGTCCATCATTATAACTAAAAAAACATTCCTTTAAATCTTTCTCATAACCAGCAATAATTACCATCAAATTGTCTTTATTCTCACTCAATGCCTCACACAACGTATCAATGCACTCTTTCGCAAAACTGTCGCGTTTTTCCGTATTACCAAGAGCATACGCTTCGTCTATAAATAATACACCTCCTAAACTATCCTTTATTACATCTTTCGTTTTTAATGCGGTTTGTCCTAAATAACCGGCAATTAAATCTGCTCTTGTAACCTTTTTAAATTTAGGGCGCGAGGATGATGCGGATGTGGATGACGAGGCAGACGATGATGATGATGATAATGATTTTTTCTTGTCAGATATAATAGATGATAATGTTCTCGGTGATGTCGATACAGAGGATGAAGACGAAGAAGACGAAGAAGAAGAATGTTTACTTTTAATTATACCAAGATTACTGTAAATACGTCCAATTATTTTGGCAACTTCTGTTTTACCTGTTCCTGGCGAGCCGTAAATAACAGTATGTAAAAAATCACCAGTATTTACAGATTTACTATTAGAAATAACAGGTAAATGTAAATTTTGTAAATAATATAACAATTGGTCCACGATACTTTCCTTTAGATGTTTCATACCTATCATATTATTTAATTCAATTAAGTCAATTTTTATTTTATGTAACGCTCGCATATTGATATTATATTCAATATTTTCAGCCAATTTATAATCGTTACACATTTTTATCAAATCTCCAATATTTTTTATTTCAACATCTATATCTATTTTATTAATTTTAAAAGGAATACGATGTCCACATTTAGAACAATTTGCATCATAACAGGCACGTTTATCATCTATATCAACTTTTACAAATTCTACTTCTTTTTCTGATTCTGTTGCTATATTATCATTTTCTTTTCCTGTGATGAATTTTGTATTTTCTCCCGCATCTACCGTCTCTCCTGTTTCTAAAGTGTTGTGATATATACACTCGGGATTATTACGAGGTGGGGGCAAAGGAACATCATCCGCATTTTTTGATACATATATTTTACGAGAACATTGTCCAATATCATTTAAGATAATTTTATTTTGGTCTTTATTACTATTCGATTCATCGTTAATATTATTCGATTCATCATTAATAATATTCTGTTTCGAAATCGTAATATAATAATTACAATGAGCATCCATTATACTTATAAAATCCTTGAAACATTTTTTTACCCTTGGTTTTTTATTCGTAGGTTTAACAGTGTTCACTATATTCACAGGATTTTTACTATTTATAATACTCGTCATATTACGTATAATAATAATATTATTATAATATTATTTTTATATATTATTTATTATACTTTAATTAAATTATATAATATATAATATATAACATATAACATATAACATATAACATATAACATATAATGAAATATGCTCTTTTAATAGGTATAAATTACATAGGTACCAATAGTGAACTTTATGGCTGTATTAACGACATAAATAATATAGGTGCATTTTTAAAATCATCGCGGAATTATACTTTATTCATTATTATGACAGATAATACCAAAATCAAGCCAACGAAGGCAAATATATTAGCAGCGTTTAATATGTTAATTCAAAAAGTAAAACCTGGCGATGAAGTATGGGTCCAATATTCAGGACACGGTACTTTAATACGTGATAATAATAGAGATGAGGAAAGTGGTTATGATTCCTGTATATGCCCTATTGACTTTCAAAAATCAGGGTTTATTTCCGATGATATTATTAGAACAAATTTAGTATTAAAAATTCCAAAAGGCGCTACGCTATATATGGTTTTAGACGCTTGTCACAGTGGAACCGGTTGTGATTTGCGTTATAAATATGATGATTCAAGTTATTTTATTAATAAAAATAATCCAATGCCAAATAAATATGTTCCATCAGATTGGGCCCTAGTACAGACATCATATGAACTAAAAAAATACGGTAAAACTCAAGGCAATGTTTATTGTATAAGTGGGTGCCAAGATAATCAAACCAGTGCGGACGCTTATGATACTACAGGACAAGCCGCTGGTGCATTGACGTTTATTTTACTATCGGCATTGCGTTCGAATCCTTTACAAACATATAAATGGAAGCATCTATTAAAAGATATATGCTGTGGAGAAAAAATAAACGGATTCTCGCAACGAACCGCTATAACATCTGGAGGACCATTGAATTTAGATAATACCGTATTTAACACCGAAGTTATCTCTACAAATCAATCAGTAAAAAAAGATATGGTACAATCATCATCGAAGCGGCAAACAATACAATTAAAAAATATGTTAACTAATTTACAATCATCGAGTTTAGTTAAAGTACAATCAAATAAAATAAGATTAAATAAGATTACATATGATAGATAATATATGATAGATAATATATGATAGATAGTATATGATAGATAGTATACGCAAAATAGAATAGATGTTATAAATTTTTGTAGAATTTACAATTTACTAATTCCGATTTACAATTTATTATTATTATTATCATTATTATCATAAATATACTTAAAACTAAATTGAAATAATAAATAAGCAGTAATTCAATAACACACATCTTCAGCCAAAATCAAATGTCAAAATCAAAATCGTTAGCATCTTCGAAGTCTATTCATATGAAAGGAAAAGATACAAAGGATACAAAAGATATGTGCATAGATATTAATATTGGCGATGATAATAATATTGAATTACAGATTACATCAATTGAAACATTATCAAAATCTGAAAAAAACGGAGGTAAAGTAACAGCATCATCTTCCCGCATAAATAAGAAGCAAAGCAAAGTAGATATAGGACATACTAAAGATGAAGTGGCTGCGGTTGAAATGGCCGCGGTTGAAGTATTCACTCCAAATGATACAGAAAGTGAATCTCACTTAAAAAAAATTAGAAACACATTAGAGGTAATAGACAAATCACAGCCAATACCATATATTGAAACACCGTGGACGATTATTGGAGCATATTTCCAAAACCAACATTTGAAAAGATTAGTAAGACACCAGATTGAATCATACAATGATTTTGTAAACAACCAAATTCAGAAAACGATTGAAATGTTCAATCCAGTATTGGTTGCATCTGAACACGACTACTGTAGAAAATCGAGGAAGAATAAATTAGAAATGGAGATTACATTTGATAAATTCAATTTGTATCGTCCTCAAATTCACGAAAACAATGGTGCTACTAAAATAATGTTCCCCCACGACGCGCGCTCGAGAAATTTCACATATGCGTCTACTATGACGATTGATATAAATATTCGCTATATTATTAGAACGGGGGAAAACTTGGAAAATACACAAACACACTACAAATCGGTTCCAAAGGTTCATATTGGCAAGTTACCAATAATGTTGAAGTCCTCGATTTGTGTTTTGAATCAATATACTCATATTAATAATAATGTATCTGGAGAATGCAAGCATGACGCCGGTGGTTATTTTATTATTAATGGAAGCGAAAAAACAGTTCTGGGTCAAGAACGCGCAGCCGAGAATCGCGTGTACTGTTTTAATACTTCGAAAAATAACAATAAATGGTCTTGGACTGCCGAAATCAAATCCGTTCCCAAAGAAAAATGTATATCACCAAAGCAAATTAACATTATGATTTCAAGCAAAAATAATGGTTTTGGTCACCCAATTTATGTTCAGATTCCGCGCATTAAACAACCTGTGCCTCTGTTTGTTGTATTTCGCGCTCTTGGAATTAATTCTGACAAAGAAATATGCCAACACATTTTACTAGATATTGAACAAGATAGTCAAATTCTTAACTCGCTTCAAGCATCGATTATAGATGCAAACGCGTCAATGACGCAAGAGGATGCATTGATAATTATCACGTCAAATGTTATGTTCACTCCTATGAATATGGACAAAGAAGCAGGCGCATTAAAGAAACGAGGATTTGCACAGGATGTGCTCAATAATGATTTATTCCCGCATTGTCACACTATGACACAGAAAATATACTTTCTAGGATATATGGTAAATCGGTTAATAAAATGTAGTCTTGATATTACAAAACAAGATGACCGCGATTCATATGTAAATAAGCGTGTGGATTTGACCGGTGCTTTATTGAATAATCTATTTCGCAACTATTTCAATAAGCTGGTAAAGGATATGTCGAAGCAAATCGTGAAAGAAATTAATACGGGCTCTTGGCGTTCTACTGACGACCATATGAGTATTGTCAACAAAACCAATATTTACAAAATTATCAAATCTACAACAATTGAAAATGGAATTAAGCGTGCTCTTTCCACCGGTGACTTCGGTATTAAAAATGTAAATAGCAATAAGGTCGGTGTAGCACAGGTGCTGAATCGTCTTACATATGTTTCAAGTCTTAGCCATCTTCGCCGCATTAATACACCTGTCGACAAAAGCGGTAAATTAATTGCTCCGCGCAAATTACACAATACGACATGGGGATTCTTATGTGTTGCAGAGACACCTGAAGGTGGCAGTGTTGGTGTAGTAAAAAATATTAGTTATATGACACATATCACCACGCCAAGCAATTCTGAATCATTGCACCAGCATGTGGAGTCATTTATTTCGCGTATGGACAGGGAAAATCCAAAAGATATGCATTCAAATATCAAAGTGTTTATAAACGGTGCGTGGCTGGGAAACACTAGCGAACCAGTTGACTTATACAATTCGTTTAAAGATAAGAAGTCTAAAGGTATTATTAATATTTACACGTCTATTATATTCGACATTAAAAATAAGGAAATACGTATTTGTAATGACGCAGGACGCTTAACTCGACCCGTTTTGCGCGTGAAAAACAATAAGATATTCATCACCGATAAAATCATCAGCGAGCTGAATTCGGGTACTCTTACGTGGGATGATTTATTGACCGATACTAAAGTTGATGAAGCGGTGCTCGAATATATCGACCCAGAGGAGCAGAACTTTAGTATGATTTCAATGAAGCCTGCCGACTTGGCAAGTAAGACGGATACTAACTATATTTACAAATACACTCATTGCGAAATTCACCCAAGTACTATTTTCGGAATTCTTGCTTCGTGTATTCCGTTTCCTGAGCATAATCAGTCACCAAGGAATACTTATCAATGCGCCATGGGCAAGCAAGCTATGGGAATGTATGTGACAAATTATCAGAATCGTATGGACAAGACCGCCTATGTTCTCACATACCCGAGTCGCCCCCTTGTGGATACTCGTGTTATGGGAATGATTAAACTAGACCAAATCCCTTCCGGTTCGGCGGTTATCGTAGCAATTATGACATACTCCGGCTATAATCAGGAAGACAGTATTCTCGTAAACAAGGGCTCGATTGACCGCGGGTTATTCAATGCCACGATTTATCATACCGAAAAAGACGAGGACAAGAAGATTAACGGCGATGAAGAGATTCGATGCAAGCCCGACCCTTCAAAGACGAAGGGGATGAAATTCGGCAACTACGATAAGGTCAACAATAAGGGTCTCGTCCCCGAAAACACATTTATCGAAAATCGCGACATTATTATCGCAAAAGTCGTGCCAATCAAGGAGAATCGTAACGACCACACAAAGCTCATCAAATATGAAGACCATAGCAAGATTCATCGCACCACAGAGGAGTCATATATCGACAAGAATTTCATCGACCGAAATGGCGACGGATACTGTATCGCAAAAGTCCGTATTCGCACTTCCCGCAAACCTGTAATCGGTGACAAACTTTCATCACGTCACGGGCAAAAAGGTACCGTAGGCAACATCATCCCTGAAAATGATATGCCTTTCACAGCAAACGGTATGCGTCCCGATATTATCATCAATCCACACGCTATTCCGTCTCGTATGACTATCGGGCAACTCAAAGAAACGCTGCTCGGAAAAGTGCTCATCCAGCTCGGTCTCTTCGGCGACGGCACATCGTTTGGCGAGCTTGCAGTCAAAGATATTCGCGATGAATTGCTAAAACTTGGGCACGAATGTCACGGCAATGAGATCCTATACAACGGAATGACTGGGGAGCAGATTGAATCCGATATTTTCATAGGGCCTGCATTCTATCAGCGTCTCAAACATATGGTAAATGATAAGCAACATAGTCGTTCAATTGGACCGATGGTAAATCTTACACGACAACCAGCGGAAGGCCGTTCGCGAGATGGAGGGTTACGGTTTGGCGAAATGGAACGGGATTGTGGAATCGGAAGCACACCAATTACGCTCTCAAATGGTATCAGTTTAAGATTAGATTCACTCGATGAAAATAATGGATGTGTAAATATTATGGGCTGGAGCGAAGAAAAAAATGGAATGGTTCCCTCTAGGCAAGTAGCGTTTATGAATAAAGGAACACGTGAATGTGTTCAACTAACATATGAAGATGGTAGAAAAATTACATTTACAGAAGACCATCCCGTTTTGACATCTGATAATACCTGGGTTAAAATTAAAGATATTGAATTGAATTCTACTAAGATTAAGACAAGTATAACCTGCCCCCTTGTTGATATTAATGAAGAAATTAAAGAATGTGATGGATGGACACTTCAATATGGAACAAGAATACTTGAAACAAATACTCGTGAAGAATTTATGAAAACGCTTGCGTTTGCGCGTATAATTGGATATTTAATTACAGATGGACATATGAATTCGAAAACTAAAATAGCGGACTTATTTCTAGGACATATGTTAGATGTTGAATCTATAATGAAAGATATTGAACTATTTTGTGAAAGCAAACAAACAAACTTTAATTCAAAAAATTTATATATAGTTAGAATTCCTGCATCATTAAAAAATGATATTGTTCAACTTCCTGGATTAATAAGCGGCAAAAAAGTGAACCAACCTGGAACTCTTCCTGACTTCATATTGGATGAAAATTGCCCTCGCCCTATTGTGCGCGAGTTTCTTGCCGGGATGTTCGGTGGCGACGGACACACGTGTGTTCTTGGAATGCATAGAGGAAAACGCGACATTCTTTCATCGGTTTCATTTTCACAAACTAAAACATACGAGCATCGGGCCTCGTTACAAAAAATGTTTGAAGATATCCAGAAATTACTTGCAAAATGTGGTATTCATAATACGACTATTCAAAGACCAAAGGAGACATCATTTTCAAAGAAAAAATTCGAAGCAAAAGATAAAGCAGATAACTCTGGGCGAAGCTTTCAATTAACACTCCATCTTCCTATTGAACAACTAATCCCATTCTCTGAAAAAGTCGGGTTTCGATATTGCTGCCATAAATCTCAACGCTTGGAAGCCGGAGTATCCTATCGTCGTCTGCGCGAAGGAGTTATGCGCCAACACAACTGGATGGTAAATCGTGTCAATGAAATTACCAAATTCAAGGAGATTAAGGAAAAAACTCCCGAAAAAAATGTTCCAACTAAGAAAGCGATTCTTCAAGCTGTGGATGAATTGAAGAAGACAGAAGGACTCTTGCACGAATATGGTATCCCAAGTACACACGATATTACCGACCACCTCATTAAAGGAACCGAATTCGGTAAATTCACGGCAAAAGGATTCCCTACTGCCGAAGAATTCCTTGAAAAAATCGGTGCACTAGATTGGTTTAAGAATGAAAGCGTTAAATGTCTCCCTAGCGAGGACGACGTGGATGCGGATGCGGATGCTGCCCTGGGTGGAGATAATGATGATGATGCAGGAAACTATGGCGTAACACGCGACTGCGGCTCTATCCCGACAATGAACCTAACTGTCGTCTCAAGAATCCCGGTCGGTCCCAAACAAGTATATGATATTAGCGTAGAAGATACACACTCGTTTCTTGCAAACGGAATCGTGGCACATAATTGTATGGTCTCACACGGAGCGGCAAGATTTACACGCGGACGCTTGTATGATGCATCGGACAAATACCAAGTTCATGTATGCCGCGACTGTGGTATGATTGCAGCTTATAATGATAAAATGGGAATTCATTGCTGCAGGACTTGCGACAATCGGACAAACTTCGCATATGTAGAAATACCATACGCTTGTAAACTGCTATTTCAGGAATTACAGACGATGAATATCGCGCCAAGGATTATGACATAATTTTGCGGTCGAATATATTATATATAGTTTATCGAAGTATATCGAAGTATATCGATGTATATCGATGTATATAATAAATATTATTTAGGCATCATTTATCTATAAAACTATATGATATACTATTTTTAATTACAGGTAAATTTTTAATGTCTTTTATTATATTTTTATTATAATATAATATAATATAGTATAATATAACATAATAAAATGTCAAACTTAGGAGGTGGTTTACAAGGTATCGCACCAACATTAATCGGTGGCGGTGGCGGTGCATATGGCGGAAGCGGTATGGTTGGAAGTAGTGAGCGTTCGATTAACCGTTTTTCTTTAGTTCAAGCGTGGAATGGTGCCGCAGCTACAGGAACTATAAATGGATACAAGCGCGCAATTGGCCCTTTTCGCGCAGTAAATAATGCCGGTGATTTTCTTTCTAGACAATATTATACTTCTGGTGGGTCAAATCAGGTAAATAATGTGCGCGGCGGTCTTACCGGATATAAAGTCCTTGGTGGAGCTATTCAGGCGCATATAGATAATACTGGCATTCCATCCGCTAGTTGTAATCCTCGTTTTGTATATGACGGTTCCGATTATGTTCAGTTTAAAAAATTACAAGCTATAAACAGGAACTACAATGACTACAGTTTTGGAGGTGACCAGTCTAATGCTTCTCAGTCTCCCTGGAGACGTAATCATTCCTTTTAGAAAATAGTTTATTCATCTTTTAGTGAATATGTTTTGTATATTAAACTATCGTATATATAATATTATTATTATATATACATATACATATATACCTACTCATTTTTACACACATACACACATACACATACATACATACGTAAATGACATCAGTACCTGTTAAGAAATTACAATACTATTTTAATGGCCCGACATCCCAAACCGTTCTTATAAAACAACTAGGCAATAACGGAATCCAAACGTGTGTGGCGCCTTCTCCAAATCAACAGTACCCAACAGACCAGACAGGCAATGTAGCAAATGCTCGCGCTTCGTTTGTAAACGCACAGAAGAATTTTTATTCGACGAATTCGACTAATGTAAACACCGGCAAAGTAGCCAGCAATACAAACTATACCACAAGTATGTTCCATAGTCATTATCAGCGACCTGTATTAGCTGGTAAGCCTATTCCTGTGCCCGTAAGTGGCGAAGAGTATATCAATATGATTAAGTATAACGCTATTGGTAAGTCGGCGTATAAAGTAGGTCTAGCTGCAAATGCACCATATCAGACGAAAAATAATGATAATACTATTCGCAATATTCGCCGTCAGAGATGCCGTAATGGCGGATGCGTAGCACCGAAAAAGAAGGGCGCGATTGATAATCCGTTTCAATCCGGTGGTTCTTCAAGCCTTTCATCCTCTGGAAATCGTCAAATATATATTTGAAATATTTTATATTTAGATTATAGTAGATTATAGTAAATTATAGTAGATTATATTTAGATATTTAGATATTTAGATATTTATATAGATTATATAATTATATTATGATACATTCGCCTCTCATAATATATAAAAATTGTTCAAAAAATAGTTTTTCACCATATGGTATACCGTGTCAATGTGTCGAGCTGATTCGAAGATATTTTAACTTATATTATGGATTATCATTTGAATCTGTTACAGATGCATACGAAATGTTTTATAAAATTAATTCTCTTACCGATATATCGCGTAAAACTATAGTACTAGACACTGTTAATGCAAATGATATACAATCTTCAAGTGATAGTATCCGCGTAGGAGATATTATATTCTGGAAGAGAAATAGAATAAATGGATATTATGGTCACGTAGCAATTGTAATATATGCAGCAAATGGAACGGTTGTTATAGCTCAACAAAATACGAGTAAAATTTTGGAAGAATATAATACTTCGGATATTATTCGAGAAATGAATAAATCTGATTCACAGTTTTTAGGAATAAAACGACTTCCAAATTTTGTAATTATTCCGGAACAAATACAAATACAAACCAATTAATAATTACTTACGTTATTATACTTTATTCTATTTTATTTTATTTTATTTTATTATTTTATTATATAATAAAATGATGTTTAATAAGTATTTAGTCGAGTTTTTGGGAACTCTCTTCTTTTTATACGTAATCATTGCTACTGGCAACGCCCTTGCTATTGGTGCTGCTCTTGCTTTAGCTATTTACCTTGGAGGAAAGATTTCTGGTGGCAACTTCAATCCAGCTGTTTCGGTTATGATGGTTGTGGCCGGCAAGTTGTCTAAACAGGACCTCATCGGCTACATTTTGGCACAGATTCTTGGTGGTTTAGCTGCATTCGAATTGTACAAACGATTCAAGTTGTAAAGAGTTAATAATAGAATAATTATATATTAATATATTCCAATAATATATAATTTAATAAGTGATAATATGGGTTTTTTCGGATTTGAGATACCAGAATGGTTAGGTGGACCAAAAAAAAATATACAACCACCGACACACGCAGCAGTACCAGAAGCGGCACCACAGGCACACGTAGCAGCACCAGAAGCAGTAAAACAGGCAGACGCAGCAGTAAAAGGAAATGCACCATCTACGGATTCACAGACTGGCGGCGGTAATCGTAGAAGACGTCGTGGAAGTTCTCGTAAAGCAAAGAAAAGTGTGGGACATAGTCGTGTTGTAGGCAAGCACCGTCGTCATAATAAGAAAAAGCACACTCGTCGTCATCGTAAATAATTGCACCGCTTTATCTGAAAAATAATATATCATTTAATTGTTTACAATAATTAAACGATATTATACGCGCTAATTAGCTACGCTTCTTATACATATTTGCCAATAATTTAAGTATAACATATATCCAAAATGCCCCAAATGAATATATCAATATTTTTAAAAATATATCATCCGGCATTCTAATCGGTTTATCTTTAGTATTATTAATACCATTTCTAGCATTGTTTCCGTTTAGTTTAATTTTCTTATTTTTCTTATTTTTATTTTTCTTATATTTCTTCTTTTTTCGTCGATTGCCTCCGTCGCTGTTGCTCTCGCTATCACTGTCACTATCCGAACCCACCTTGAATCCTTCCGAACACGCGGTTTGTGTTACCGGATTATACTGATTTTGAAAAACACATGGCGGTACATCATTTAAATCATCTAAAGCCACATACCCTGTATCATATCCTACATTATTATTATTATCGATAGTTTGAAGAGTTACAGACTGACATTTAGGAAGACCTACATTACTAAAGGCAGACATAAAGTCAATCTGACTTAAGGATAAAATATCTTCAAGAGCACCAGGAAGAAGTCCCTGAAATGACGAAAAATTTTGTCCCATCCCTCCATCTGGAATTAATCCTAACCCTCCAGAAGGCACATTATTTATATATAAACTTCGTGTAACTGTAGAGTTATCAGTATTCACACAGTTTTGATTTGTTTGTAAAAAATATTGATTACCTAAAGGTCCTCCTGTCGACGATGCCTCGGAGGTTCCTTCTACTAATAAAGTTATATAGTTAACTAAACCTGCAACACCATCTTCTATATTACTTAGACTACTACCTGCGCTCATACCAAGCTGTGATGGAGTTAAAATATTCGCATAATATGGATAATTATTAATTGTGGATTGACTCATTATATCTAATATTAGTTTATATAATTATTGATGTATATAATTATATAATTTTTTAATTACTTGCCGATTATACAATAAATATTTTATAGGTTTAATATGTTTAATATGTTTAATACGTTTAATATATTTAAATAAATAAATTATGATGTCTATAATTATATTTTAAGTACTTACTATCTTACGGGTTACTAGGTTTGTTTACTAGTTTCATAGAATTATTTAAAGTAGCATTTGGGTGTTTTTCGCTTTGTGCTTGTGTTTTTGCATCTCCATCAGCTGATTTAGCTTGTGCTGTTTGCGCTTTTTTCAAAGCAGATAATCCTTCAACTATATTACCAGATGATTTAAAAAATCTAACATACAGTGAGTATAGTAATATATAACTAAAAAATATGATAAATAGTCCTATAATTATAAATTCCATATTTCAGTATTTTCTTACTTTTCTATATAATATTATAACATTTATAATATTATATTCTAATATAAATATAGAAATAGATATATCTATATAACAATAATGTCAGATACTCGCCCTAGAATAAATAATCCTCTGAATTTTAGCAAATCAAATTCATTAATTACTACTAAAGTTCCTCATTATGCTACCAAGGACGGCACTGCTGTAAGTATTATCCCCGGACTGAGTCGTCCTTTAGCTAATGGTGTTGATACAAATTCCACCGAAAATGAAATTCCAAATGGTCCGGCTTTTAAGGCGCGTCCCATTAAACATTGGCGACGACAGTTACGTCCGTCTACATTTGATGGAAAAACTACGTCTGGTAGTCGCGTAGCCAGTATTTATCTCGCCACTACACCTGGTGGAGAAGTATATCGCGCAAGCAACGACTGTGTGTGTGCCGATCTAAGCAGTGGGGGTAACGCTTATACTATATCCGAACAATTCCACAAACAAGGGGAGGATAGTTTGAGCAGTGAAATGCTAAACAATAGTGTCAAAATAGAAAATAACGGTTATGTCCAAGTTGGCAATCCTGCAGCGCCGGAAGGAACCGATGAGAATTATCAGATTCTTACCGGCAGATACAATACGAAATGTATCTCTTGTACTCCGCAGGCAAGGGTAATAAAACCGGCCACTACGCTTCTGAGTAAAGCGTATTATACAACTCACGCAGCCTATATGCAATCGCGCACAAATACGTATGAGCAAAAACTACTTACAGTTCCAATACAGGGCACTAATGCCGATTATTATGACGCAAACGGTCAGCTTAAATGGCAATCGGATTCACCAAACGGTGCCCAGGTATATGCTACAACGGATTCATATAATCCGCAAAGCACGCGGACTTGCAATGGTCGTAAATCAGGGACCACTATTTTTAAACCAAGTAATCGGCAATATGCGTGCCAAGGCGCCGTAGACAGTAGCACACGTTTGGACAGACTTAAACAGACGACCGTGAATACGAATGCGGCGTCATTGAAGGCGGCATTTGGTGCTGAGGGTGCAAGTTCGTGCGCCTACCGCGGAATTTCTGATACGCCTTATTTCTTGAAAAGCAAGTACCAACCGCCGATATGCTCGCAGAAGAATCAGGGCGCCATATATCGCCAGAATCACACCGTTTGTTTCCCATTTAAATCATCTGATTTAGAGAAACAATATAATACCGGGTTGACTTATTTTTTGGGAGTAGGAACATAAATAGCGGGTTATAATATTGTATACTAATATTGTAATATTGTAATATTGTAATATTATATATGAATATTTTTGAAGATTTGGCATATTTTAATATATCTAACCTTTTATTTGGTGTGATTTTAATAGTGATTTTACATTTTATATGGTCTAGTCGTACACAGAGGAAATTTGGAGCAATTGGTGCTATTATATTTGTTGCTGTTTATTATTTCGGTTTCACATATGTTGAAAATAAATTCTATAGCAAAATTAAATAATATACTTAATATATAGATATATATATATAGTACATTTACAAGGTGCGTAAATGACGCGTAGATTAACACATAGACGACAAATAAAAAATAAAAGTAAACATAATAGAAATAATAAATATAAGAAAACAAGGCGTGGAAAATATATTAAAAAGAGGCGCAGCGTAACACGGCGGAGGGTGTTAAGAGGGGGGGTGGATATAGTAGATATTCCAAGTATTATTGAAGCAATAGAGGATCGGAAAAAAAACAGATTTAGTGTATTGGTTGATGGGCTTGAAAATCAACCAACTATTTTAAATAATACTTATTTACAAAATGCTTATAAAAAAATGATAGAATTATCAAATAGTGGAGCGTTGACAGGATATTTGGGTCTTGATGGATTAAAATTTTTAAATTATCTTTGGTCAAGAGTTAATTTATTGAGTAAAGACAGCGAAAACTATACAAATTTAAAAAAAGCTATCTCTCTTATGGATCAACTTGCGCTTGCTCCAGGTATAATAACAAAGCAGCTTTCTAAAATACGAACACTTTCTCCTAACCAATATTATTATACTTGTTATTATAAATTGTTTAACAAGTTAAGCAGTAAGATGGAAATTAAAGTAAGAAATATTCCTCTTTCATCATCAGCTTGTTATTTTAATGAGGATTGTGGCGATTCATGTGATAGTGACGGAGAATGTTGTACACCTAATGGTTAAATAACCACTTAAATATCACAAATCTTATAAATAGTATTTAGTATTACTACTATTTATAAATATAAATTTATTTAAATACATATAATAAGTAAGGCGATGTCGCACCCGCACCCAACAATAATAAATGGCCCGCTGAATTTTAGAACATCTGATACACTTATTACAACAAAGGTTCCACATTATCCTCCCAAGGTGAATACCGGAACACTCATTATTCCAGGATGGACACGTCCAAATGCAAATGGTATGAACGCGAATATAAACCAGGCAGATTTTAATGGCCCCGATTTCAAAGCCCGCCCATTAAAGCATTGGCGGAGGCAACTACGTGTTTATAATAATAACGGTAAAGGTCCATCAAATAATTCGCGAACAGCACGTATCGTCGATTTAGACCGTCCTGGATTAACTGTGTATCACCACGACCCTGATTGTGCCTGTGTAGATGATGAAGGCGGGAATTCCTATATTATAGCAAATAACAAATTCAGTTATGAAACAAAAGGGAATCGATATTCAGAGCCACGCAGTGATTCCACGTTTCAAAATAATGGATTTACTCGTGTACCTTCTAATGCCACTCCTGCTGAAGTTGCCGACCCTTTAACGCCAGCATATGAAGTATTAACTAGTGTATATAACACCAAATGTATTAACTGCTCTCCACAGCATAATGTAATTAAAGGCGCGATAGCATATAATAGTCAGGCATATTATGCAGATAGTTTAGCAAAACAGCAATCAAGATGCCAAACATATGAGCAAAATATTTCCACGAATCGCGCCGATACTTCTACTTATTTTGGTGTGGATGGTGAACCGCTTTGGCAGAATAATTCACCGCTGGGACCGCAAGTAGTGGCGCCTGTAGAGTATACACCAACGCGATTATACAATAAACCGTGTGTATCGCAAACGATATATAAACCGAGCAATATTGCCTTTGCGAAACAGGGTGCAGTATCGGGGGCAACGCGTCTTAGAAAGCTGGTGGCAGATACGGTGATGATAAACGGGAGTTCATTTTATAGCGCTGCAGGGGCGGCAGCAGCGAACCAGGGGCACTATCAGGGAACAAATGTGGCAGGGAATTATTATGTGAAGTTGAAACCGGTTCAGGTTAGTTGTGTAACTAATAAGTTAAATGCAGATAGATTCCGCAGAAATGGAGGTAAGACTATTTGTTTTTAGAATAGATTACAGCGGTGGATAATTAATTACTCCGGATACCACCAACCGGAGAATCTATTTGTCCGACGGGGCGTTCCGCTTATCTACAATAATCTCCTTCCCCACATTTTTCACTATTTTTCGCTCATATTTGTCGAAATTTTCTATAGGTTCGCATATAGATCGCACCATTGTTAAGTATTCTATTTGTTTCTTTTCCGTTTCTATCCAGTCAGGGTTATCGAATGCCCATTGCTGAAGCGCGTTTCGTTCTTTATCTGCTATTTGTACAATCGTATTTTTTATTTTGTAGTGATTATCATCCTTTTGCCATTTGTCTTCATCTTTAATATACATTGTATCACGCTTTATATCAGTACAATGAATTGGACGTTTGTATACATCTAATTCTTTGAGACCTTTTATCATCACATCGGTCACACCACGTGATATCCCGTTATTCTTTGAAAATAATAAATCCTCAAGCGTTATTTTCAGCGAGTCAATAAATTCTGACATATTGATAGCGTCTTTGCATTTCTCGTTTAGAAATAAATTCAGATTGAAATTGTTATTTGTATTATTAGTATTATTATTAGTTGTGTTATTATTAGTCGTGTTACCTAATTTTGGTATCAAATTATTTATTTGCTCTTGCTGCCCTTTTATAATTTTCATCATTTCATCGTTATCTTTAATGACCTTTAATAATAGGTCATCTTTTGTTATATTATTATAAGTATTAACTATTATGTTTTCATCTTCATTTTTATTCGTATTATTTATCGTGTCGCTATTATCTTGACACGCTTGAGGCAATGAAAGCATATTTATTTTTGGACAAGTCCGCTTATGCTTTGATAATCCAGGTCGATACTTATATTCGTTACCACATATGCATCTAAAACTTGTCTGCCCCCCCGATGGAGGTTTGATGTTACTCTCGGTTACCATTTTATGCTTGATGGTCTCGATGTGTTTTTTATAATTAGATTCCTTAGAGCATTTAAAGTCACACATTTCGCATACAAAAACGTGGCATTTTTTGGCATTTTCTGAGTTACCCATTTTCATACCGTTCTCATATATATAGAGTAACAAAAAATGCCTAAATCCTTTTCCTTAAATATATATATAAGATTGAAAAAATTATGGTAACAAAAAAATAAATCTAAAAATGAGATTTAGAGCATTATGCTCTGAGTGATGAATGCATCGTTTTTTTCAAATCTAAAACTTTTTTTTGGAAAAAGGACATTTATAAATGTCCTTTTTTGAAAAATCCAAAATACTTTTGAAAAAATGAATCATCATCATCGCTTCCAATTGTTATGCGCCGTTCTGCTCCATTTCGCCGTATTATATTTATAATACTAATACGTTACAATATAAAAAAAAAAGGATTGCGATATATTACCTTACATTACTATAATTTATATACAATTAAAGATATGAATAATTTAGAGAAGAAGGATGAACCCGCCGTCGCCAACAAACCGGTCACCAGCCACACCAGTTATAAAAACGAGAAGAATCTAAAAATGATGGAAGACAATATTATTCGACGTACGTGTCACTATTTGTATGACAAGTTTAATCTTAAAGAAGTTCAAGAAAGCACAATGTATCGCCATATTCACGACACCTTTATTTTCCTTATTTGTGTAATCGTCCTTTTTAATAATAAACTATCACACTTGGCGGTAATATTTATGATTGTATCAATGGATGCTTTCTCGATTGTTGTTTTACATAGATGCCCCCTTACGGACTTGGAACGTAAATATATTAAACGTTCGTCATGCGACGATCGCGATGAGTTACTGAATTCGATTGGCGTGTCGTACGATTGTGACCACGAATATGAGAAACAGGTTGAGTTACTTATCAATGTATGGTTAATGGTAGCTGGCAAATGTATGTGCATTGTTGCATTAAAGATGCTGAATATTAAGATTTTTAATTTTAATAATATATATTCAAATTAGTGAAATTATATATAATTAAGTTGTTTAATATATAGATTAAAAACTATATATTAAGTAAATGAATATTTATGAATATATAAAAAATATATATACAAAGGGTAAGATTTTTGCAAAATCGGTAGAAATAAAAGCGATAGATGATTTCAATAAATTAATTAATATGTTTTTTCAGCCAAACTTATCAAAAAATATAACAGCAACCAATAATTTCAAAAAGAATATGTTATCCTGGTTGCTAATCGGTACAACAGTATCTATAATTTCATACCCAAATATACTTTTAGGTATTACTACATTTTTATTTTTTATGTTTATTGCTTATTTTTACCATGTTGTTACGCACGTTCATAAGAATATATTTTCCATTGTTCATCATTATCATCACGAACACGATAATCTATTCTCACACTTTATTCAAGTAGTTCTCGAATTATCAATACCTTACCCATTTGTGATGTTTAGTTATTTTTGCAATATCAGTATTTTCAATCCCTGGATAATATTGTATTTTATGTTATTTTATTGTTCAGTTCATAATATTAACTATTCTATCTTTAAAGTCAATAGTGTCCACCGGTTACATCATAAAGAAGTAAATGTGAATTTCGGGCCGGACATATGCGACATTTTATTTGGTACAAAGCATAGTAGCGAAGATTGTGTAGAGAATACAAAACATTATATACCAAACATACTAATTATAACAGGTATTGTGATGATATTGCAGTATCTATGTAAGACGGAATGGGTAAAAGATGCATTAGTATTGGGTGTAATAAATATATTATCGTTGGGTATTATATTGCTATTTTTTTCATCGATTATTTTATGGTATTTAGAGTGTAAGAAATATAATAATGTTGTAGAAAATCGGTTATGTAAGGTTAAGCACATTACTGTAAAAGATGAAAGAGAAATGACACAGCGAACAAGTGTATCGTCGAAGACACACATATCGGATGAACAAAAATAATATGAGTAAGTTATAATTTATCTTGTTTTATCTTGTTTTATTTTGTTTTATTTTGTTTTATCTTGTTTTATCTGATTTATATAATCTGATTTATATAATCTAATTAATATATAATATAGTATAGTAATTAGATTTACAAAATATGAGTAAAAATAATGTTTCAGGAATAGATAATGATTTAGATAAAAGATTAAAAGATACCGAGAGTTGCTATAATTTTGAAAAACTAAATTATAAAGCGGGATTTTTTGATGAAACCGTCGATGCAACATATATTATTCATTTAGAAGGGAATGGTAGATACGAGAATATATTAAAACAGCTCGAAGAATATAACCCCACAAAAACAGTATATATTCTATTAAATAAGGGATTTAAGTGTTCTAAGAAGGGCATCAATTCGCCATCTGCTGATTTGACGGATTGTTATTTACAGATTTTCAAACACGCAAAAAAACAGAACTTGAATAATATTCTAATTCTTGAAGACGATTTTTTATTTAATGATAAAGTAAAAGAACCGGTTAATATTAAAAATGTAAATGATTTTCTCACGAGCAAACAGGGCGATAATTTTATTTATATATTAGGCGCTCTTCCTTGGTTTTTAATTCCGTATAATTCTTACAATTATAGAGTATTATGCTCATCAGGGACACATTGTATAGTATATAGCAAAGCTCATCGCGACAATTACTTATTGAATTATTCAACAAAACAGATTGTTACTGATTGGGATATTAATTATAATATTAATTTTACCTCCAGGTTTATTTATTACACACCATTATGCTATCAGCTATGCGTAAATAG